GTTTTCGTAATAACTCACTACTAGGAGGCAAAATAATGGCTAACACAGCGACCAACGTTACAACAGGTAAGCCGAATATCTCTGGTGGTGTTTGGGTTGCTCCTCTCGGAACAGTTATTCCCGAATCTCCCACAGCAACACTTCCCGGTGCTTGCGTATGCCTCGGCTACGTTTCCGAGGACGGTTTGACCAACGCAAACGAGATGGAAGTTAATGAGATTAAGGCATGGGGCGGTGTTATTGTTTACCGTTCTTTGACATCTCTCAACGACACCTTCAAACTCTCTCTCATTGAGACAGAGAATGTGGACGTTTTAAAGACCGTTTATGGTGCTGCTAACGTAACCACAAGCGGAAGCGGAGACATCAACATTGATGTTAAAGCAGAAGATCCGAAGGAAATGGTTTTCATTTTTGAACTTGCCCTTCGTGGAAATCGTAAAAAGAGAATTGTTGTAAAAGACGGTGCAATCACAGCTCGTGATGAAATTGTTTACAACGACTCTGATGCTGTTGCATACGGAATCACAATTTCCGCATATCCTGACAGCACAGGTTCAACACACAAAGAGTATTTAGAGGTTGCATCTGCATCTGTCTAAAACTCCACGAGGTATAAAATATGGTCAAAGGAAAAACAAAAAGCGGAATCAAATATCAGATTGATGAACGAATCAAAGATGATGCCAGAGTCCTTTTCATTCTGACAAAACTCCAAAGGGCAACCAAACAGGAAGTTACAACGGAGACGATTGAAGAGGCAGGTGGGCTTGTTTTTGATTTGCTTGCTTTGATATTTGGTTCAGACGAGGGAATCATGGCTTTTATGAATGAGGTTGCAACACATAACAAGGGTGTTTGTGACACAAAGGTAATGGTTTCCGAAATAATGGATATTTTCGAGGGTATAAAGGCAAAAAACTCGTAGTCCTCGCTCACATGATATGTGTTGGCGAGGATGAGTTAACTTGCGACCTTGCGGAATATTATCACATAATCGATTGGAGAGCGTTAGTCAAGGCAGGGCAATTAAAGCCGTCTGTTCTGGCAACGCTCTCTATTGGTTTATGTGAGGATTCACGAATCAAACGGAAATTATCAAATAGAAATATATCTTTAACTCAAATGCTTTTATCTGTTGTTGCGGATAGGCTTGGAGTTCTGATTTGGCAGCAGACCAAAGACGGACACAAGAACAGAAACCATCCCAAGAGTATTTACAAAGCTCTGACAGGACAGGAAAAGCAAAAAGAGGAACTTATGACGTTCCAAACCCCGGAAGAGTTCGAGGCATGGAACGCATCAAAGAGGACAAACAATGAGTGACATTGGTTCAGCATACGTCAAAATAATCCCCACAGCGGAAGGCATAAGCGGACAAATTGAACAGGAACTCGGCGGAGCAGGTGAGAAGGGTGGTGCATCATTCTCCAAGGGCTTTGGAAAAGTTCTCAAAGGCGGTGGAGTAATTGCCGGTGCATTGACGGCTGTTGGAACCGCTGCGACATCTGCTCTTGTAAGTGGAACCAAAGAGCTTGCCGAATACGGTGACAACATCGACAAGATGTCACAAAAGATGGGCATTTCCGCTCAAGGCTACCAAGAGTGGGAAGCCGTTATGCAACACAGCGGAACTTCAATGGAGACCCTTAAGGCATCCATGAAAACCCTTGCAACGGCAGCCGAAACAAACAATGAGGCATTTGCTCAACTTGGAATCACAGAAGAGCAACTTGCATCCATGAATCAAGAAGAGTTGTTCAACGCTACAATTGCATCTCTTCAGACTATGGATGATGAAACACAAAGAACATACCTTGCAGGGCAACTTCTTGGAAGAGGAGCAACCGAACTTGGTGCATTGCTCAACACTTCAGCCGAAGAAACACAGGCAATGAAGGACAGAGTTCACGAGTTGGGCGGTGTTTTATCAGATGATGCCGTTAAGGATGCTGCTGCCTTCCAAGACCAGATGCAGGATATGTCAACGTCATTAAAAGGCGTTACAAATGGTCTTTTATCCGAGTTTTTACCCGAAGTCACAGGCGTAATGGGCGGATTGACAGAAGTATTTGCCGGAAACATGGATGAAGGCGTTCAGCAGATTTCAACAGGTATCGAGAATCTGTTGACATCTTTGGTCAATAAGCTCCCAGAGATTATCACTTTTGCGGGCAAATTGATTGAACAGTTGACATTTGCATTGTTGGAAAATACCCCCATGATTTTGCAAACAGGCTTGCAGATAATCATTGAATTGGCTCGTGGAATCGTGGATGCTATACCTCAACTTTTGCCAACAATAACACAGGTCATTATCGACATTGTAACAATGTTAACCGAGCCCGACACACTTGTTGATTTAATCATGTGTGGCGTGGATTTGATTCTGGCACTTGCAGAGGGTCTTGTGGAAGCAATTCCTCAACTAATTGAAGCATTGCCGACAATAATCACCAACATTGTAACGGCTTTGATTGCCCTCGCTCCAAGACTTGTCGAGGCATCAATCAAGTTGATTGAGACTCTTGGCAGAGGTTTGGTGGATAGTTTCGCAGCTCTCGGACGTGCAATCGGAGAGTTATGGGGCAAAATCAAAGATGCTTTCATGGAGAAGATTGAGGGCGTTAAGGCTTGGGGTCGTGATTTAATCGACAACTTCATCAACGGCATCAAAGAGAAGTGGGAATCATTCAAACAGACTCTTTCGGATCTTGCAGGGACGGTCAAAGACTTCCTCGGCTTCTCGGAACCTAAAGAGGGCCCGTTGTCAAACTTCCATACTTTTGCTCCAGACATGATGGATTTATTCATGCAAGGTATCGAGGACAAGACACCCGAACTTGACCAAGTTGTTTCGCAGAGCTTCGATCTTCAGCCTGTCATGGCTCAATCAATGGCAAACGGTGACGGTAGAGGTTCAGAAACAAACGTTACAGTTACATTGCAGGGTGATGCAAGCAAATTCTTTACGGTTATGAGAGACCAGAACAATATATTCAAGAAAATGAACGGACAGAGCGCATTCGCTTAAAGGAGGAATCAAATGTCCTCATTATTCATTATCAACACAACCGATTATTCGGCTAATATCGAGATTGGTTCATATAACGTATGCACTCAACAGGTGTATAAAGAATATACGGATGCCGTTGGGGCAACGCATAGACGGTTCATAAGAAACAGAATTGAAGGGAAGTTCAAAATTTTCTTTAGGAAAATGACGGACTTCTCTTCTTTTATGACTACTATCTCAACGAACCAAAGCCCAACGGATTTTACTGTACCATGTACGTTATACGACACCAAGTCAGGAACAACAAAACAGATCAATGCTTTCCTTGACTTCGTCCCGGTTGTAACCAAAGACGGAGTCATGGAGGAATACATTGAACCATTCGAAATCAAGGTGATGGAACGATGATTCGAGTTACAAACGAAACAAAGGCTGCATACAAGAATGATTCAGCCGTTAAACACGTTGAAATCCGTATTCCAGATGCAAACATCACTTTGCTTGACTCTGATGTTGTGGAAGAATCTTTAAATCTTCAAGAGGCAATTGAAACCGAGTCGAATTTGACATTCACCGGGTGCATTGCTTCTTGTTTTTCTTTTGAGTGTTTCAACCTCGTTGATGAGACCCTTGAAGGCAAATGGATTGAAGCGGACATATACACAACGGAAGGCGAAGGAGATGATGAAGTCATTGGAGAAACAATTCCGTTATTCCGTGGCTATATTGACGAAGTCACAAACCTTACACATGAAGAGTTCACCACAAAGATTAGAGCGTATGATGCACTCTATCAGATAAACTCACTTGACGTGACGGCATGGCGAAACTCCATTGTTTTTCCGATTTCGATTCAGAATTTGAGAAATTCCTTTTTCAATTATATTGGAATCCCTCAAAGACAAGATTTCCTTCCAAATGACGGTATTTTGATTACATCTCCGCAAATTGAAGATGCGGTTGTAACAGGCGGAAAAATAATCAAAGCAATTTGCTCCATCAACGGACGTTTTGGACGAATCGGCAGGGATGGTTATTTTGAATACGTCCACTTGGTAGAAGGAACAGAAGCCCTTTATCCTGCCGAGACATTGTTCCCGGATGACGATTTATATCCTCATGCAGAGAACGCCGTTGATAATGTGGCAAAAGGCTATTATATGCGCCTTGAGTTTGAGAACTACAAAACCGTTGCAATTGGAAAAGTTCAGCTTGTAAACAAGAGTGGAGCAATATCCGCATCATACGGCACAGGTGAGAATGTTTACACGTTGAAAGACAATCCGCTCGTTTGGGGTCTCAATCAAAGCTCATTGAATCAGGTTGTTATCAACCTATTCAACACGATTCAAGGAATTTGGTATGTCCCGGCTCATGTTGATTGCGTTGGGCTTCCTTATTTGGAATGTGGAGATTTCGTTGTCTTGGTTGCTCAAAGGTCAATCGTGAGAGCCTACGTTCTCCAGAGAACCCTCAAAGGAATTCAGGACATCAGGGATTCCTACACGGCAAACGGAGACAAACTTCAGCCGAGATACGTTCCGAGTATTCAAGCCCAAATCAATGCAAACACCGAAGCGATTGAAAATGAATCTTCAAGAGCTTCTTCGGCAGAATCAGGACTTCAAAACGGAGTCAATGCTAATACAACAAAGATTTCAAATCTTCAAGCCGACACCGCCAACATCAAAAATGTTGTTGCAACAAAAGCAAGCATTGAGCAATTAAACGCCGTAAATGTAAACGTGTCAGGAAGAATTGATGCTGCAAACGGTAATATCAACAACCTTTATTCAAGAGTCGCAAACCTTGACACGGTTGTTGCCGGGAAAGCAAGCATTTCACAGTTAAACGCCACAAATGCCACGGTCAACAATATGAGAGCAAGCATGATTACGTCAAGCAATCTGGCTTCAAATATTGCAAACATATCCCTTTTAAGATGTGGCGGTATACAAACAGGCGCAATCACTACAAATGGAGTTAGTGTAGGCGGAACGCTATCAAATCATGGTGGAAGATTGGCAACGATTGAAGGTATTCTTCGCAGACATGGTTGGATGTAAAGGAGAATTTCAATGCAAAAAGTTTATAACAGAATAAATTGGGAGAACTATCCCTCCGAAGCAACTCCGCTCAATGAGACAAATCTAAACAGAACGGACTATGCCATCAATGAGATTGACAACAGAGTAATCAGCCTTGACACAACAAAGTTGTCGGTAACAGATGCAAACAATCTCATTAAGGGTATTGCGATTGACAATGAGACAGGTGTTATCACGGTAATGAAGAATGATAATTCGACCATCACCCTCAACACTAACCTCTCAAAAATCGCCACAAACTGGACATACAATCAGCAGACACAACAGATTGTATTGACACAATCAGACGGAACCTTGGCATATATCAACCTGTCAAGCCTTATTCAGCAAAATGAGTTCATTGATTCAGCATCAATTGCCTTCACAATATCAAACGGAAATGTGACCGCAACAGTTAAAGCTCATTCAATTGGTGACAACGAACTTCGGACAGACTACTTGGCAGACATCCGAACTTCTGAAGCTAACGCATATCAGAGCGAACTAGATGCCGAAGCAAGTTCGATTTTGTCAAAATCATGGGCGGTTGGAGACACAAACAATTCAAGACCGGGCGAAGCAACAGATAATTCAAAATATTATGCCCAAGTCGCACAGAACCTCAAAACCGACATGGTCAACCTCAAGGAAGAGGCTGACGCTGTTCTGGAGCAAGCAACAACAAGACTCACAGGTTTGACATTCATGTTGAACTTCACCGATGGGAATCTTTATTACGACATCAACGTTGGAATTGATATGCAGATAGATACAACAACAGGAAATCTTATGTGGGAGGTAATTGTATAATGGCAATGGTACCAGCAGGCAGAATCCTCATTATCCCTCGTGGAGCATGGGACAACGCCACAACTTATCAAATGCTTGACATGGTAACGGCGAGTAATAACACATCATACTTGGCAAAACAGGCAAGTATAAACGTTGACCCTGTTTCCGACACTTCACAGACTTATTGGCAGCCCTTCGGCTCCACAATGGCAGCAGACGGCGAAACAATAATCGACAATGGCGGAATAATATCTGTTAATATTGACGGTTCATCAATCTTTTATGATCAGACCGCAGATGCAATTCAAGCTGCATTATCTACATTAAAAGATGTTGACGTAACCAATCTTACAAATGGCAAAGTTCTAGCATGGAACTCAACATCACAGAAGTGGGAAGCAATTGCACTTTCAAATTCGTTTTCAGGTTTAACAGATGTCAGCTTCACAAACGTTCAGAATGGACAGGTTGCAAAGTACAATTCAACCTCTCAAAAATGGGAAAATGGAGATGTTGCTGCCTCATTGTCCGGGTTATCTGATACAGATATTCAGAACCTCGCAGATAAACAGACCTTGCTCTATAACACAACATCACAGAAATGGGAAAACAAGGCTTCGGCATCAACATTAAGTACAAGCGATACAAGCCCTATTCAAAACAAAATAGTTTCTCAAGTTTTAGCAGATACCGTTGAGGTTATAGGAAGCAGCGCTGCCATTACTTATGCAACAGGAGATATATTTGCAGCTTCTGACGGACATATTTATAAGGCAATTACAGACATAACAAGTGGTCAGACACTTGTTTCTGGTGGAAACTGCTCTATCACAAATATAAAAGAAAAAATTAATGACATTTATGATGATCTGTCAGATTTTCAAACAAACATTAATGTAAATAGAATAACAACAGTTCTTATGCAAAACGTATCAGGGACACCGATATACGCTGCTCTTCCTGCCGGATATAATTTTGGAAAAACCGTTATTCTTTCAACTTGTTATAAGAGTGACACCAGAGTTTTCATGGCGTATGACAATAATGATGCAGCAAGACCTGCGGCGTATTTGCATGACACATTGGGAATCACAGTAAATTCACATTCATCGACTAGTGAGGCAAGAATTGCCGTTACAATATGTGAATACAATTAATAAGGAGGATTTCAAATGACACCTACATATTTTGTAGTATTAACAAACCACAACAAAGAAACAGGCAAAACAGGCACAAAAACAATCAATGAGTTTTCAACATTTGATTTGGCATTGACAAATTTCTATTCAGCCATGAAGGACAACACAAGCAATTCCAAGATTGACTATTGCAATTGCATGGTTATCAATGAGCATGGTGTGGTTTTAAAGAATGATTTCTACGAGGAGCACGTTGAACCCGAACCTGAACCCGAAGAAGAGTAATTGAAATCATTGTGGAAGCCAAGCCGAGTGTGACCGCTCGTGGGGTTAAAGCCCCCATACCTTAAAAAGAACAGGAGAAAAAGAGACATGACACTTTATCAAATACTCTCACTCGTGGGAGTGGGAGGAATTATGGGCGCAATGTGGAAATACTCATTCAACTTCATGAAAGAGCTTCGGACAGAGAACCAAGCGCAGAAACTTGGGATTCAAGCACTTTTACGAGCGCAGATGATAACCGAGTTCAATTATTGGAGTGAAAAAGGCTTTTGCCCGATATGGGCAAGGCAAAACTTTGAGAATCTATGGGTTCAGTATGAAACATTGGGCGAAAACGGTGTCATGTCAGATATTCATAAAAAGTTCCTTGATTTACCCATTAAGGAGAAGGAGGCTTCATGAAGATAACAAAAGACGATATTATCCGCAAATTGACTTCAAGGAAGTTCTGGATTGCATTGATCGGATTCATAACCGCATTATGTGTTGCATTCAATGTTGATTCCGGGAGCGTTGAGAAAATCACCTCGCTCATTATGTCATTCGGTTCTCTTATAGCTTATATCCTCGCAGAAGGATTTGCTGACGGAAGCGGAAAAGAGGAAAAATAACATGATTTGGACGGTATTGGGAATAATAGGGTTATTCCTTATTGGCTTGGGCTCAATCGTCATTTCAGCGTGTGCCTATATAGCCGTCAGGAAGGTTCACGAGGTACAGAAACATGGAAATCAAAGGCATTGATGTTTCAAACGCTCAAGGCGTGATTGATTGGGACAGGGTCAAAAACGAGGTTGGTTTCGTCATTATCCGTTGCGGATGGGGCGGAGACTACACGAAGCAAGATGACCCAAAATTCAAAGAATATAGACAGGCTTGCATTGACAGAGATATTCCGTATGGGGTTTACCTCTATTCTTATGCGTTGAACACGGATTCCGCTAAATCAGAAGCAGCTCACACAATCAGACTACTTGACGGACTTGTTCCGCCTCTTGGGGTCTGGTATGACATGGAAGATGCAGACCATTACAAGCAGAAACACGGCATCAACGTTTACAACTCAAGGCAACTTTTGACGGACTTCTGTAAAATCTATTGTGATGCTTTAATTTCCGCAGGGTATGATTGCGGAGTGTACGCAAATTACGATTATTGGAAGAATGTCCTCATCAAAGACCAACTTTCCAAATATCCAATTTGGCTTGCTATTTGGGGCGTAACAAAGCCACCAATGGAATGTAAGATTTGGCAATATACTTCAGGTGGTTCCGTTCCCGGTATAGTCGGTAATGTAGATATGGATGTTCTTTATACAGACGAACCTATTCCAGAACCTACACCTCAAGATAGAACCATAACAGGAATGCCAACACTTCAACGAGGATCTGAAGGAAAATCTGTTGCGGTATGGCAGACAATTGTCAAAGCGTTCCCTGATGGAATATTTGATGAGATTACAGAAGATTTGACAAAGCGTTTTCAAAAGGAACAAAACATCACAGTTGATGGTATTGTTGGCTCTGAAACGTGGAACGCAGGAATAAATAGCCTTTAAGATTTCTGTCATATATAACTCCTTTCAGCGAAAAGACCTCTGCTCCAACAGGGGTCTTTTTTGCGTTAAAGGATTGTGTTATAATTTTTTTGCAAAATTCTTTATCAATTTACCCACATTTTACCCACGGAGAACACGGAAGCCTACACCACTACAACACTTTACGGGTTTGTTCACATTTTCGACTCCCGTCTACTCCATAGGTAAGAAATTAGCGGTTTGGAGGCTTTCCCGCACTTCAGACCGCTTTTTTCATGCCCTTTTTATTAGTCAGACTAATAGAAAATACGCTATGCTGATATGAGTTTACCCACGGATTTACCCATGAAGATTTTCAAAAGTATGGGCAATTTCGGCTTGCGACTCTTCCGGGTCAAGGTTGTAACGATAGACCCTCTTCATGACGTTATCCGTTGCCCATCCACCGTATGACAGTATTTGTTCCGTTGTGAATCCGTTCTTGTGGAGATAAGCAGCCGTGAAGTGGCGTAGGATATGAGAACGGAATCTTGGAATCCCAAGGGCATCTTGGACGGAGTGTAGATATTTGTTAATCATTTGAGGGTGTCCGTTGTAGATATAGCCCTGCTGCCGAATCAGTTCTGCGAGGTCATGCGGAATCTTGATTCGTCTTGTTGAGGCTTGGGTCTTGGTGTCCTTAATAACATAGGAATTTGACTCATTTACGACTTTTGCCTTGTCGATTGATAAAATATCCATGTCGGATAAATCAGAGGGGTTTAAAGCCAAAATTTCACTCCTACGCAAGCCCAGAACGGAGAGGCGGAGTGCGATTTCATATTTTGACCCTTCGGCATAGTCAAGAATCCGTTTAATATCGTCCGTTGTGGGCTCATATTCGGCTTTTGACTCCTCGGTGGGTAAATTATAGGTAAATTTGAATTGAGGGCGATATGAGGCAAAAACAGAGGTCAAAAGACCCTTTGCATTCTTAACGGACTTATTGCTCCTCGTCCGTCCGTATTCCGTCAGCTCTTGGCGGATGTCCTTCTCCGTTACGTCAAAAAATCTCATATTAAGAAACCGTTCAGACAGATTCCGCTCAATGCTTCCGTAATTCTTAATAGTAGTCGGTGAAAGTTCCTTCACCCGGTGTCGGCAATCGTCCAAATACTTCTCCAGATAATGCCCAACAGAATAACCATCACCAACTTCGGGCAAATCATCAAACAGATCCGCCATAATTTTGACCGCTTCCTTCGGTGTCGGCTTGTAGGACAAGGTCTTGCGGTAACGCTTGCCTTTATACATTTGCGTTATTCGGTAAGAGCCGGAGGGGAGCTTTTCAATATTCATTCCGATACCTCTTAATCTCTGTCAGTTCCTCTACACGCTTAACGGCTTCTTGCTGACCTTCTGAATTTAACTTCTTAAGACATTGCAAAATCTTAATGTCGGCATCTTGGTCTTGCTCGTCTTGAATTGCTTCCAAATCTTTGTGGTATTCCATGTATTCGTCAAATGCACGTTTAGGCAACGGATTTTCTGTCAGTTCCGAAACATTGACACCCAGAGCCATTGCATACTTGATTACCCTATCGAGGCTCATGTTCTCATTGTTTTTCTCGGCACGACAGACAACAGAACGGTTGACCTGAAGCCTCGTTGCAAGTTCCTGTTGTGTTAACATTTCACGCTCTCTCAAAGCTCTAATTCGACTTCCTTCTATAATCATATACAATCGCCTCCTTCCAAATGTTGATTTTACAATATGATTGAAAAAATTTCAATTGTGGTAAAATTGTTGTTGACATGGCATCAACAATATGCTAACATGATGTTGTGGTCAGGGAGAAATGAACCACTAAACAAGGTATGAAAGGAGGGTGTTTGAAGTTGCAGAACGGACTATTGGTTGAAAAAATTAAGAGCAGCGGTTATAAGTTGTCCTATTTAGCTGACAAATTAGGCATTAGTGCTCCTGCATTCACAAGAAGGATGCAAGGCAAACCAGAGTTTTCAAAATCTGAAGTTTTTCTACTTTGCACGATTTTGAACATTGATGAAAGCGAAAGGGACACTATTTTTTTGCCCTAAATGTTAGCATGAGGGCAACACGGAGGTAACAAACAATGCCACGTCTTAATGACATTTATACGAAGCGAAACGACCTTCGCCGTTACATATCCGGCAAGATGCGTTCCGAGGACATCCGTCAACAAGACATGGCGGAAGAGTTAGGAATCACACAAGGGGCGTTTAGTCAGAAGTTGAGCAAAGGGCAATTTGATTATGCGGATTTAGTACGGATATTCAGCAGACTTCGTTCAACTGATGAGGAAATCATGAGGTTATTTTAGGAGGTAAAACAATGGATTTTAACAGATTTGGATGGTTCGTTCTGGAGACACTTCACAAGACATTTGGAATGAGTTTTGTAATCGAGGACGGCAAGATTAGGAAGGTGATTTATCATGAGTAATTTTAAGATTGAACCAATTCCGATGAAGAAGGATGATGATTTGCCTCTTCTGGATAAGGAAAAGGAAACATTGTCTGCAGAAGTCAGAGATTGGAGATCGGAAGAGTTGGCATACGTCCTCTCATTGCTTCCGCATGAGGTTCTGTTTGCCGAGTTGAAGATGCGAATGGGACAGATGAAGTTCCAGATTGATGTAATCAAGGGGATTGTGGAATGACTTGTAAAGAGTGTGAATATTGCCATACAGCAACGGTATTCAAAAAGTACATTCAAGAGAACGGCAAGATTGGAACGGTAGTAGGGCTTCACAAGGACTTAATCGCAATCTGCTGTCAGGACATGGACGATTTGGCAGAGGTTGAGATAACAGGCGAATGTATCAGAGAAGAATAAAGGAGGAAAAATAGTGAGCAAAGTAATCGGTTTAATGGGCGAGTCAGGCAGCGGAAAAACAACTTCACTCCGCAACTTGCCCCCGAAGGAAACATTTTACATTGATGCCGATAAAAAGGGCTTGAATTGGAAGGGTTGGAAAACACAGTACAACCCAGACAAGGCAAATTATTGGCAGAGTGATTCCTTCACAGTTGTTTCTGGGTTGATGGATAGAATCAACACCGAGGACAAATTCAAGGGCATTAAGTATTTAGTGATTGATACACTTAACGGCTTAATGGTTGCCGAGGAAATGAGAATCTTGGCAATGCAGAGCGGAGATAAGCGTTCCGCATGGTCAGACCTAGCACAGAACGGATGGGCAATCATCAACAAAGCCCTTGAAATGAGGGAAGATTTGACGGTCATTATTCTCTGTCACTCCGAGACCATATCGGATGACAACGGAATCATTAGAACACGCATCAAGACTAACGGAAGGAAGTTGGAAAAGCTCGTTCTGGAATCCAAGATGTCAACGGTGGTTTGGTCGGTCAGACAGGATGGCAAGTACAAATTCATTCTTTCCGCAGATGGTTCAACCTGCAAGGTTCCTTTGGGAGCGTTCACCGAGAGTGAGATTGATAACGACATTATGTTGGTTATCAAGGCTTTGGAGGACTTCTAATGGACGAAACGAGATTATTTAACACATTCACAGATTATTATGACCAACTGACAGATTCCAAGTTAACAGAAGGTTGTATCGGTTGTTCAGACCCAGACGAAGTCAAGATGGTAAACGTGGGAATTGCAACAGCATTAACAATTAACAAAATTATGGAGGAAAAGTAAATGGAAAAATTCAGCAACTACGATTCAGCAAGAGAAAAGGCGAACTTTGAGCCTACGGAGAAACTTCCCAAAGGTGCTTATGTTTGCAAGATTCTCAACGTCCGTTATGAGAAGGGTGAGGAAGGAAAATCCGACATGATTGTTCTTCAGACAGACATTATCGAGGGAGATTACAAGGACTTTTTCAAGACACAGTACGAGAACAACACTTCAGAGGACAAGAAGTGGAAGGGAATTGTTCGCATCTATGTTCCCAGAGATGATGGTTCAGAACAGGACGAGTGGACTCGCAATGCTTTTGCAAAATGGGTAGCTGCAATCGAGGATTCCAACTCCGGCTACAAATGGGATTGGAAGGAAGAGAAGTGGAAAAACAAGATCCTCGGCATTGTTTACGGAGAGACAGGAACAGTTATCGAGGGCAAGGAAATTGTTTACACCGAGGCTCGTTTCGGTTGTTCCGCTGACAAAGTAAGAGAAGGCAAGGCTCCTTCAGCAAAATTCAAAGCAAAGAACGGTTACACAGGCAACGGCAACAGTTCCGCTCCTGCTCCTGCCCTTGAAGCTCCCAAAGGCGAGGCAGATGAGATTCCATTCTAATGCTTGAGGTTTTAGAACGAGAAGCAATTCTGGAATCCATGTTCATCTTGTGTGATACAAGGGAACAACCTTCCGACAGACAAAAACAACGTTGTAACTCTTTTGGAGTTCCTTATAGAAGGCAGACTCTTAACTATGGAGATTATACATACAACTTTTGCTTGAATGGGTCTGACTTCTTCCCGGAAGGGATAACAATCGGGGGAGATGTAGTTATAGAACGCAAAATGAACCTCGAAGAGTTGTCAATGTGCTTCACTTCAGAGCGTGACAGATTCCGCAGAGAGTTTGAACGGATAAAAGAAGCAAACGCAAAACCTTATTTGCTGATTGAGGACGGTTCGTGGGAGAGAATTATAAATCACCGTTATAAAACGCAATTTGTTCCCAAAGCCTTCCTCGCATCCTTGACAGCTTGGATGGTTCGATATGATTGCAGCGTTGTTTTTTGCCAAAAGGAAATCTCGGGGAGGCTTATAAAAGAGATTTTGTACAGAGAACTTAAGGAAAGGTTGGATTTGGGATTCTATGGATGAGAACAAAAAGAGCTTTTTATTTTACGAATCTTGGCTTCGTCTGATTGATGAAGAATATTCAGATCCTAAAATCAGACAAGAATTGATTTCCGCAATAGTTCGTTATGGGGTGGACGGTGTCAAGTCATTCCCTTGCGAGAGGATGTTTCTGAAGCAAGTATTCGTCCAGATAGATTCCGCAAAGGAAAAATGGGAGAATCTTGTTTCCGCTAGAAGAGAAGCAGGTAAAAAAGGTGGCAGGGCATCAGGAGAAGTCAAGGCAAGATACGGAAACAAAAACGCAAGCAAAACGCAAGCAAACGCAAACAAACGCAACCATAATGAGAATGAGAATGTCAATGTCAATGATAATGACAATGACAATGATAATTCTCATTCTACGAATACTTCGTATTCTTCGAATGATGCACTCGTCGGCTCCACAACTCTTGAGGAGTTGGAAGCCTCCGGTGCGGTAAAGAAAAAGAGAAGAGGTTTTTATTCATGATGTATCAGTTCAATGAGGAAGATGTTTACCGATTTGCAAGGGAAAAATTCATTCCTGTTCGGAATAAAGGGCAAGAGATACAGTTTGAGATTTGTCCGTTCTGCCACGGTGGAAAGAATAGGGATAAATGGACTTTTGCTTTTAACCGTAATTCTGGAGCGTGCAATTGTAAGAGGTCAAGCTGCGGATTTAGTGGAAACATGATTACGGTTGCACAATCAACGGACTTTTTCTTAACGGAAGAAGTTCAGAGACATTACAACATCAACAACTACAACGGAAAATTCAAGAGTTTTAAGGAAGAGCACAGGAAAGAAGCAACTCCGATTGCGATTGAATATTTAGAGTCCAGAGGTATTCCGAGAGGAATCACAGAACGTTACGGAATAACATCCAAGAAGGACTCCGAGGAGATAATCGTTTTTCCTTTTAGGAATGAGCATGGAGAACTTAAATTCATCAAATATCGGAATATTAACTTCCAAAAAGGTGATTCGGGTTCAAAGGAATGGTGCGAATCGAATTGTATGCCGATTCTCTTCGGAATGGATCAAGTGAATTTCGAGAACGGAACACTTATCATCACGGAAGGTCAGATTGATTCTTTATCCGTAACGGCAGCAGGGTTTGAAAATGCCGTTTCCGTTCCAACAGGCAAGAACGGATTTACATGGGTTGGTCATTGTTGGAACTTCATTCATCGATTCAAGGAAATAATCATTTTCGGTGACAAGGAAGGAACGGAAATCACTCTGGTCAAGGACTTGAGCAAGCGTTTCGGAAAAATGAAGATTTCTGTTGTAAGACTTGAGGATTATTTGGATTGCAAAGATGCAAATGAGATTCTTCAAAAGTACGGCTCCAACAAAATCAAAGAATGTATCAATCGAGCAGAGCCTTTACCTTTACCGAACATCAAATTGTTATCGGATGTTGAGAGGGAAAACCCTTTTGAGAAGGAAAAGCTTGCAACAGGATTTAAAACAATCGACAAAAACTTATTTGGTGGATTTACTTTTGGCGGATATGTCCTCATAACCGGGAAAGCAGGAGAAGGCAAATCCACTTTGGCGAATCAGATTGTATGCCAAGCCCTCAATCAAGGTTACAACACCTTCGTGTATTCGGGTGAGTTGGCAAATGCGTTTCTCAAGAACTCAATCGACAGACAGTTGGCAGGTAAACATCTTTTGAAATATCAAGACCCTGTTTGGCATGATGACCACTTCACAATCCCAGATGATATTCAGGACAAGATTTCAGAATGGTATCGGAACAGGTGCTTTATTTACTCGGATGAGATTTCTGATGATCCTGATTCATTGATTGAGTTGATGGAGAAATCAATAAACCAATATGGTGTCAGAGTTCTTTTGATTGATAACCTCATGACGGCTTTAGATTTGGAACAAAGCGAGTCAAAAGAACGATTTGACCAACAATCGGAGTTTGTACGGAAGATTACAAGGCTTGCCCGAAAAATGAATGTGTTGATTATCCTTGTTGCACATAAGCGGAAGAACGGTTCTGCCAAAGCGAACAATGATGATGTTTTAGGGACAAGCGAGATTGTCAACCTTGCAACGGTGGTTATTAATTTTGCCCGGAAGGAAGAAGGAGCAAACCAAAATAAGCTCGATATTTCCAAAGAGCGTATTTTTGGTAAGACAATGAGTGATTTGACGTTCTTTTATGACCCTCAATCAAAGAGATTATATGAGAACGTGGAAGATTTGGACTTTGAGTATTCGTGGTATAGCGAAACAGACAATGACGGATTCTTGGAAACAGACGAAACAGACGAGATTCCATTTTAACAGATTCAGGAGGTTTACACATGACAGTAATTATACAGATCAAGAACATTCCAAAGGATTTAACCAATGATTTTATCGTTTTCCGAGTTATCGACGGAGAAGCTTGGTATTGGGGAGCGTATATGGACGAAAACAGAGCTTTGATGGCAGCGAAGGA